AGGAAAGACGACAGAGACTATTTGTCAAGACTGCCACAAGGCTATTCATGCAGTATTTACCAACAAGGAATTAGAATCAACTTACCATACAGTAGACGCTTTAATGGGAAATGAAGAGTTTGCAAAAATGGCTAAGTTTATTTCTAAACAAGATCCGGCTGGTAAAGTTACAACCAGAAAGTCTAAACGCAGACAAGACAAAATGAAACGAGAATAATGAACAAAAAACTATTTAGCAAAGATAGTTCTTGCTCTAAAAATAAACCAAAGGAGGAAAAGATGAAAATCTTTTACGAAAATTTTACTTGTGCTAATGATGTGTTTGATACGTTTTGTGTGGCCGTGGACAACGACATAGAGTTCATTTATGCCGATTATGATACTCCAGCTTATGAAGGTTACGCCCACGTAATCTTTATGAAGAATAGAGTGTTGTATGAAGTGAATGCTTCTCACTGTTCGTGTGGTGGATTGGAAGATCAATGGAGACCGGAGGAAACTTCGCTCGCTGCTTTGATGTTCCGTCCAAACGTTTCAGATAATGCGAAAGCTAATTTGAAACAACGCTTTAAGAATTTAATAGCTTTCCTGTAAAAGGGCAAGCTCTTGTGGTGCTGTCGTATTTGTGGTTTGCAAGACCGCCCGCTGAAAACGGGACGAAAAGGGTTCGATTCCCTTCAGCACCACCAAGTTATATACATCATTTTGATGGGCGGTTGAATGGATAAGATAAAGAGATTAAGAATGAAGGGCGTCAGATTAACATCTGAAGCCGATTGGGTAAAAGTGATCCTTGATGATCAAGAGGTTCAAGCTGGTATTGATTTAGGAACCCTACAGGAATTAGAATCTGCTAAATTGGGCTTAAAAAGCCGTTCGTTTTCAGGCGATGAAGGAGATAGCCTAACTAGATCTATTGCTGCTAAGCAGTTTGAATTTGCATGCAGAAAATTTGGTGGTGGAACTGCCAGAGTCGTTCAGATTAATGAGTTTCATGATTTTCCAGATGTAGGACAGATTAACTGTCGTTATACTTTTAATGCTGGTTATGGTATGATTATTACCGACAGAGACCAGGGTAAAGTGCCGATGATATTGGGAACTGGAAAATGCCCCGAGTTTTATTTGATGGGCTGGTTTATCCCAGATTACGCTAAACAAATCGTTTATAAGATTCATCAAGGACGAAACGAAGATTGTCAAACAGAATTTGGTTTCCTTCAGGAAATGAAAGAACATGAATGTTGTCAGCTTAATATGCAAATGTTATTGCCAATGTGGTCCTTCAACAAAGAATTATTAAAGTAAAAAAGACTAGGAGTGGTAAAGCAGCTGGACTGTTTCTCTGGCAGCTTTGATACGGAGACTTGAAACAGAAGTATCCCGAAGTTAAGGCGAGACTTGAAACCTATGCCTACCTCCCTATATGGGTTCTTAGCTCAATGGCAGAGCTACCGGCTCTTACCCGGTTGATGAGAGTTCGATTCTCTCAGAACCCACCAGATGAAATTGTATAAACTTTTTCTGTTGTTCGTCTTGGCTGTACTCGCGCCAGGTCACACAGCACAAAAAGTTTTGTTACATCCAGTTGTCGTTGACGAAACAAACAATGTTTCACAACCCACTATTCCAGAAGTAAAGCCCCCAAAAATAGTCTTATTAACCATCGATGGGGTTAGGTGGCAAGAGATTTTCAATGGTACCGACCCTCTTCTTTACAAAGGAAATCGGTTGACCGCCAGAGAGCTTCTTCCCAATATGTACCATTACTTTGTCGATAACGGAATGGTTATAGGCAGAGATTCCTCTTTCATAGCTTCGGGACCAGCACATATCTCTTTGCCGGGTTACCTGGAAATGATGAGGGGTCGTCCCTCCCTGGATTGCCTAAGCAATGACTGCTCAGTCAATTTAGGAAATACGATCGTCGATACCTTTGAGGATGCCGCAGTCTTTGGCTCTTGGGATTATATAGGAAAGACTGTGAGCGCTAACCCAAACAAGTTCGTAATCAATTGCGGAGTGAAGTTTCGTTCAACAGCTTGGAAACAATTAGGACAAGCTGACAGTCCATCTATAGGACAATATTTTGAGCCGTATTACAGGCCAGACTTTATGACACGGAAGCTTGCTCTAGATTACTTGAAAATTCATCAGCCTGATTTCTTTTGGGTAGCATTGGGAGATACCGATGAATGGGCTCACGTTAGTAATTATGGTAAATATCTAGAGGCCCTAATTAATGCTGATAGTTTCATTAATCAAATAGTTACTGCTCCTAATTTTGATCAAAACACGGTCGTTATAGTAACGGCTGATCATGGTCGTAGCAATCGTTGGCAAAATCATGGTTGGGATTCAGAATCTGCTAAGTTATGGTTAATGATAGCTGGCCCCCGAGTTTCGATAAAGGGTTTTGTCAAATCTGACAAAATTAAGTCTCTTTCGGATATCTCTTTTATTATCCATAAGTTAAGGGATGTCAATAATTAGATATATAATATGCAACGGGTTTATGATGTTAATGGTTTAGCATAGTCGCCTCTTAAGCGATCCGTCTGGGTTCGACTCCCAGTAAACCCACCACGTCAGAATGCACATAGGGTTTACATTGTGCCATAATCAACAACTAGTTGGTTCGATTCCAACTTGACCGGTCTGGTGACCTTTAGTACTCTATAATTTTTGTCTGACATGGGTCTATAGTGTTAGCGGATAGCACAGCAGACTTTTAATCTGCCCAGGCTGGGTTCGAATCCCAGTAGACCCACAATATGAGTTCGTAGTGTTAATGGTAGCACAATAGACTTTTAATCTATTAAGTAAGAGTTCAAATCTCTTCGGACTCACCAAATGAAAATTACACTTATGAAAGTTCCGGATGACGGCGATTTTTGTTGCGATCATCCCGATTGTAAAAATTCATCCGCTTACTTTAAAGAGCGCAAGCCATGGCAATCTGGACGAGATACTCTTAAGCCAGGAATTATTGTTGCCAAAATAGACTGTAATATTTTTGGTCTTTTCAAAGATAGACGAATGCTTTATTGCCCTGATTGTATTGATTTAGTTTTCTTTGAAGTAAGAAAGACATTGGATAGAAATTTGTGGGCCTTTCATTAAAGGAAGACGATGAGAAAGCTATTATTTATTTTCAGTCTATTAATTTTGAGCTGTGATAGTGACGAACAAATAAAAGAACGTCTAAAAGAAGAAAGAGCGGCAGAGGTTAGCCATCTCTCTGAGTTGCGATATTTCAAAGATACTCGCATGAATCTTTGCTATGCCGGCACGTATATTGGACACACATATGGAACAATGACTAATGTTCCATGTACTCCTGAAGTAGAAACAACAGCGACAACTTTTGCATCTAAAAAATAAAGAGGGTATAATGGCGAAATTAGTTATGAAAGATATACTAAAATCCAATGACATCGTGAGATGTTTAGGCGTCAAAGTTTCAGTTCAAAAGCTGGATGCAGGTGAGTGGGTCATTATTGTTGCGCACAGTGAAGGAAAGCTTGGTGATGTTGTCATTGGTTGGTATCGCACTCGTAAGCTAGCCCGCCAACATGCCAAAAAGATTCGTGAAGCTATTTTAAATTTCAATTGATAAAGAGGATATAATGGGCGATAATAAATCAACCACCATCATCAGTTTATATGGTGGACCTGGTGCTGGTAAATCTACATCTGCAGCCTACCTGTATTATTTATTGAAAGCTGCTGGCGAAAATACTGAAATGGTTAGAGAGTACGTTAAGAATTGGGCCTGGGAAGGTCGAATGATTAGCGCTTACGACCAGATTTATTTTCTTGGCAAACAAGCCCGCCATGAAAGCATGCTCTTTGGAAAAGTTAAGTTCATTGTAACTGATGCTCCAATCTTCATGAGCGTTTATTATGCTCAAGCTTTTTGTACGCCAATTCTTGCAGAAGGTATTAAACAAACAGTCCAAGCTTTCTATCAACAAACATTAGAGGATGGCCATAGGCATTACCACGTTCTATTGCAACGTGCCCATAAATACGCTAGCGAAGGTCGTTATCAAACAGAAGATGAAGCCAAGGAAATAGATCAGAAGCTCGATAAGATGTTTGCTGACCTCAAATTACCTGGGCTAATGAAAGTGAATTCAGACGAAAAATCTCTGAAAGCATTGTTTGATGTAATTATGCGCGAAAAGACTTGACAAGCGTATATCAATGATTATGTTAAGTTGAGGCCCTAATATGGAAAATTTCAAAGAAGTTTTTGAAGAGTTCAGAAAAACCAAAGAGCCAGAAGATCTAGACCGAATCCTGAAAGAGAAACTTGGCATTGGATTTGCCGAATGTCAGCAAGCCTTATGTGATTCTTTACAGGAAAGAGCTGAGGAAATGTCTCAAGACATGACCACTATGGCTCCGCACGGCGACTATGGTAAGCTAATGGAAGATGCCGAAAGCATTGCAAAGTTTCTTCGAGAAGAAGCTTCTAAGCCAGAACATTGGAAAATAGAATTCATCGAGCTTCGAAAAGAGAGCGATCAATTGATGGAAATGATTTTCTTCAATAAAGCTGTTGACGATGGTGATCTTCTAAAAGGATTTGTATTTGTTGGGCTTAGTGGTAAGATTCGCCATGCTTTTGCCCAGGTCAATTCATGAAAACTATTGCAATACTAATTTGTTTGGCACTGTGTTTAACTTGGTGTGCTTACGGAATAAGCGTTACTGATGTTCCAGATGCTGCTACCAAAGATGCCTCTGTAAAGGATGTGGTCTCGGAAGCTGATGTTGTGGTGGATGCAAATGTTTTGCCCGACGCTTTCATTCCGCTCAGAGACGCTAGTGTGTCTTACGGCGGTTTTGATTATGGTAGCCCTGAAGAATTACCGATTGAATATCATGGTGGTAGAGTTCTAACTAGTCCAGTTAATGTTTACTTGATTTGGTATGGTGATTGGCAAGATGCCCGTGCTGTCCCTATCATTGAAGACCTAATTGCAAGTATAGGATCTAGCGATTGGTTTCAAATCAATACTGGTTACTATCAGCTTCCACCAAGTGATGCCGGTATTGATATCGATGCATCAGCCCCCAAGACTTATGTAACTAATAACATTTCCCTTTCAAAAGAAGTTTTCATCGGTTATACTCATGGCAATTCCTTATCTGAGACGGATGTTAGTGGAATAGTTTCTGATCAGATTAACAATTCTCAATTACCGTCTGATGAGAATGGCATTTATTTTGTTTTGACTGACAAATATGTTTCTCAAAACAACAGTTATTATTCATCTTGTACAGACTATTGTGGGTGGCACGAACATACTCAAATTAATGGCGCAGACATCAAGTATGGTTGGATTGGAGATACTGAGAGGTGTCCGCAGAACTGCTCTGCTGAATCAGATTATCTTAGTACAGGATTTTCTGAACCACCTAATGGTGATTGGAGTGCTGACGGCATGTCCACTATTATTGCCCACGAACTATCTGAATCGGTAACCGATCCTAATGTTGATGCTTGGCAAGATTTTATCTATTATGAGAATGCCGATAAGTGTGCTTGGACCTTTGGCCTGGTATATGTAACCAGTAACAATTCAGTGGCTAACGTTAAGATTGGTTCCCGAGAGTGGCTGATTCAGCAAAATTGGGTGTTGACTGACGCTGGTGGGCACTGTGATTTGCATTTATAAGGGCGAGTATGTTTTCTAAAATTGCTTCTTGGATTCGATCAGATCAAGAACTTGCCAAGAGAGCCGAAGTGTTACCTGATAGTAGTGAGCAATAATCTGATATATAAGTGTAGGAAACTGTTTTTATAATAGGAGAAATATCATGCTATCCGTTTTATCTTTGGTTATGGTTGGATGTTTGTTTGTTGACTTAGTAGTTCGCAGAGGCGCACAAGTAGTTGCTTGGGCCAAGGGTGCTGAAGCTACTGTTGCCGCTGACGTTAAGAAGCTGTAATTAAAAAGAATTTGTCAAAACTTGACACCTGGTAATAAAGAGTTATATTACTAGGTCATGGGGCCTTAGCTCATTTGGGAGAGCGCGAGCTTTGCAAGCTTGAGGCGGCGGGTTCAAATCCCGCAGGCTCCACCATAGCTCACTGGCTGATTAGGAAATATAAACGCGTATATTTCCATTCATTAATCAGCTTCAGACTGAGCAAAAATTTGAATCTCAACTGAAGATTCACCAAGTCCTAGACACGACTCGGATATTCGTAAACTGTCTGATCATGGGCCAGATGCAATTGGGTATTGCGGCTTGACTTGCAATCAGGTTTTTAAGGGTTCGAATCCCTTCTGTGTCCACCAAGGTTATGGGGCTTTAGCTCAGCTGGGAGAGCGCAACGCTGGCAGTGTTGAGGTCGTGGGTTCGATCCCCACAAGCTCCACCATCATGAAAGTATTAGGTTTCGATCCTATTCCTGTTAAACTAACAGCTATCGAGAGAAAAGTCGCAATCCTTATTGGAGAGACTAGAACCTCAGTATCTAAAGACGATGATGATCGTCCTGATGCTCACGGACTAAAAGCTAACAGAGAAGATGGTTTGAAAATTGATAGACAAGGAGCCATTGCAGAATGTGTCCTTGCTAAGCACCTCAATGTATTTTGGTGTGGCTCTGTCAATACTTTCAAGAGTGAAAAAGATGTTGGGACCGTTTTTGAAGTCAGAAGCATTGATGACATGTCAAAGCGACTAATTGTTAGAATGGACGATCCTGACGACGCTTATTTTGTTAGTGTTGCAGTTTTTGACAACGTGTGTTATATTAAGGGTTACCTTCTTGGCAGAGATGCCAAAAAAGGTAAGTGGTTAAGAGACCCTAACGATCGTGAACCGGCCTATTTTGTCCCTGATGAAGGGCTGAAAGACCCTCAAAATCTGAAAATCTTATACCTCGCAATTCGAAATAATCTATGATGGCTGTCTATCGCGGCTGAAAATAGTTGGCACAAGCATAGAATCAGGTGAAATTCCTGAGCGAGGTACCATACAGTTTCTATGAATAAAGATATATACTGTAACACATTGGGGTATCGTTCAATGGTAGGACCGGTGACTTTGAATCACCTTACGTGAGTTCGATTCTTACTACCCCAACCAATATTCGGGAGTCGTCCAATGGTAGGACAGCGGTCTCTGAATCCGCGAATAGGAGTTCGATCCTCTTCTCCCGAACCAATATGCAGATGAGAGAAACGGTTCCTCGCTTGGTTCATACCCAAGAGACATCGGGTTCGACTCCCGCTATCTGCTACCACTCATAAATAGATATTAAGTTGTCGTGGACAAAGTAGCCAAACTAATTCTAAATCAAATCAAGTGCCCTATTTGCAAATCACCTGTAGATTTATTAGATTGGAAAGTTCGATCCGAAACTAGAAAATACAACTTTTGCTGTGCTGCCGACTGGCAGCATTATCGTTTTTACTTCATTCATTGGGAACCCGTTTATCGAGTTGAATACGAAAATCTAATTGTCTTTGAAGGCAATCACGAATACGTAATTACCCAATTTGATAATGGTGGGACCGAAATTCTTATCTTTGAAGTCGATGCAGAAAATAATATCATCGAATCTAAAGACAAGAAGCCAACCAAGTTTTCATACAATAAAAAGCTTTTTGATTTCTCTCAAACTACTAGAGAGAAAATAATCAATAGAGTGAAGACCATTTTAGTCTTCCAATAATTTGTCTCCTCGGAGAATGCAATGTCAACCAAAAATCTAGCCCGTACCATCATCGAAGGTGGTCGTTATCGTGGTAACAAGTGGGATCGTCGCAACTCACATGCCGAACAAAGGGCCGAAGTTCGTAACTACATCAAAGAACTACTAGCAGATCCTGAACTCTATTTCGAGAAGGATGTGGAGCCACCTCAACACGTCAGCAAGGGCTTCCGTGATAAACTCGGCCCAATCTACCGCTGGCTTAGACGTCAAGTTGGTAGACCTTGGGATGATGTTCGTGCTGACGTAGCTGCCTCTTTCGATACTCGTACTACTGCTGGTCGTCATATCGTGTATGACCACTTGCTATCTTCCGTACAAATCAATCCAGAGGTTCGTTATCGCTACTACGCTCCAGAGGATCCTTATACTAGCTATAGCGATAACGATTTCTACGTTGATGAGGCCGGTATCCTCTGCAAGAAACGTAAGATTCCTAGACGCCATTACGCTGGCGCAGTTCCCGCTTGCGACACCAACCGCATAACTAACTGGCTCAATGGTCGTATCGTGGGCAAGGTTGGTAACAAACTTTTCTGGTTCACCCCAGCTGATAAGAACAAGAAACGTGGTGGTTATCGTCATGACTGGCGAATCATTTGGGGATATGATTACTACAGGGGCCGAGACTTTCGTTTTCAATATCTAGCCTACACAATCATTTACGAACGAGATGCTTTGGGCAAATATGTTCTAGATGATTCTGGCAAAGCAATCGAAATCGATCGTGTTCCTCAATGGACCAACGCCACTCCTTTTGGTCTACGTCAAGACCGTAAGCTCAATGAAAAGGAAATGGTTTTTTGGAACTCTCTTCCCGAGTATTTCCAAAACAAAATCCTAGAGCTATCACCTACCCACCCAAAAGAAGATAAGCCTAAGTATTACTAATTTCACATCTTTATGTGAAAATTCATGGTCCTTACAAAAGAGAAGATGGTCGTCAGATTGTCATCGTCATAGAAGATGATGGCACCAGGCGCACTATTTCCTATCCAAAATGGATTCTAGAGCTACAATTAGGCCGAAAACTCGACCCAAATTTGGAAACTGTAGACCATATTGATAGTAATTTCGATAACAATAGTTTGGATAATCTAAGAATCATGCCTCGTAGTGAACACTCTACTGAGGATACCAGAAGAGTTAAATTGGTCAAATTTAATTGTGCCTGGTGTAAGAAAGAATTTGAACGTAGTCCTCGTCTAATTAGAGATAAGGCTCGTAAAAACAAAGCCGGTCCATTCTGTTCCAGACAGTGTGCTGGCAAGTATAGTCGAAAGTTACAGCTGAAACTCATTGATAAATTCGATGTACAACCAGTTGTAGATAGCGAATACTATAAAAAGAAATATGTTAAAGCTTTTTCATCGCTAATTAGCAGTGATGATTTAATTGATTATTTGTGTGAAGTTTGGGATGAGTAATTTTTAGGATTGCCTGCCCTTGACTTGGCGCGGGTAATGATTATACTTTAGATTCTATTTTGAAGGAGAAAGAAATGTCCACCAAGATTACCATTGCACAAGCATTGCGTCGTGTCAAGAAATTGAAGGGTCAGATTGCTGAGCATACTCAACGAGCTATGCAAAGCGTCAGTTATGAGCAGGGTAAAAAGCCAGCCTTCCCATTCCATGAGGAAATGGTAGCCCGTGCTGCCGCTCAAAAAGAGATGCTTGATTTGCAATCTCGTGTTGCCGTTGCTAATGCTAAGGCAACAGTTAATGATGCTGGTGAGACCATTACTCATGCAGAGGCTATCCGCCGATTGCAAGAGTTCAAAGGTGAAATTGCCTTTCTCACAAGTTTGCATCTCAGAAATGAAACGGTCAAAAACCGTGAGCAAGAGTGGGACCTTACCAGCTGCGTCATGGTAACTCGTGCCACAG